TGCGCGCGGGACAACGCAATGGCCTTGACAAGTAAAAGTTTTTGCTGTACCATAAACTATGCGAAATAAAATAAGACCATACGGCTATTTTCAGTCTCTTCTACAAACGCCTCAGGTACTGGCTAAGGTTATCCAGGGGTATTTCGATAGCTTAGCTATCGGGAAAGAGGTGGCTGACGGAATTGAAGCGCCCAACACCACGGAGGATAAAGCGCCCAACACCACGGAGGATAAAGCGCCTTCGGGTTGCTGGATGCCGTCTCTTCCGGGTTTGTGCTATTGTCTCGGCACTACCCCGAAGTACGTAAAAGACTATGTGAAGTCAGACGATGCCGATCCGGAGGCTGTGCATTATATCAATCAGGCGGTGACTCATATTGAGGGTTATCTGGTGGAAGAAGGGCTATCGAATAGACTGAATGCCAGTCTCGCGAAGTTCATCCTCGGGGCTCACTGCGATACGGCGGACATAAACCGAGCTGGGTCCGTGAGTATCGGTAGCTTGTCGAACAACACGATTCTTCTTGAGTGGGCAACCCCCGAGGATGTTAAGCCAGGGCTGGCAAAACAGTTCCTGGAAGAAGCAAAACATCTAAAGCAGATCGACATAGCGAAATCGTTCAAGGAAGATGAGGAACGCTCGAAAGGCCTGGTGGAAGCCGATGGGGATTTCATCGACGTGGTGTACAAAGAGGTGGACGATGACGACGACCTGGGGGATTTAATGAGATGAAGAAAGAGCTGATAACCCGCGTCGCGCTGAATTTTTCGCCACGACCGGCGCAGCAAGAAATATACAGACTCTTGAAATTATACCGTTTCGTTACCGCGGTATGTCATCGGCGTTTGGGTAAAACAGTGGGCGCGGTGGCTTGGCAAGGGGAAGAAGGTCTGAAGCATAAGGACAAAACGCTCCCGTATCGCGGGTATTTCATAGCAAAAACACAACGACAGGCCAGAAGAATAGCATGGCCCCCGCTGAAGCGAATCCTGGGTCCCGCGAGACAGGCAGGGCTTGTGGAGTTCAACGAGACTGATCTTAGAGTGGATCTCCCCAATGACGGCGCGATATATTTGGTAGGCGCTGAGAGGGACTCTATAGAAGATCTGCGTGGGATTTACGCACACACCATAGTCATGGATGAGCTGGCGTCTTGGCGTGAGTCGTATTATGCGTTCAATGAGGTAATTCGCCCGGCGCTTATGGACTGCCAGGGCCATGGGCTTTTTATCGGTACGGTAAAAGGGCTCGATATCCTGTATGACTTCTTTAAACGTGGGTTGGATGACTCGTTCGCGGAGTGGTGCTCAGTGATGTTCAAGGCATCGGAGACGGGGATCATCGACAAGAAGGAGCTGGAAGACTACATAAGAGAAAACAAAAACAATATGGCGGCGGTTGACCGTGAGATGGAGTGCGACTTCTTCGCCGAGGTTGACGATGTGCTGATCAGCACTGGATTGGTTCACCCATCACAAGGGCGTGCGCTGTCGCATGCTGAGTATAGCAACTACCCGATCAAGATCGGGATTGATCCAGGGATAACGGGGGACCCGACTGAGGTATGCATTCGCAGAGGGCCGATGGTGTATCCGTTTGTTCAGTTCAATATACCGGACCACGAGGTACTGGCGCAGAAAATAATTCCGATCATCGATCATTGGGGCGCTTCGGCGGTGTACGTGGATACGGGCCGAGGGGAGCAGTTGATCAGGCAGCTTCGAAAACAAATGAGGGATAGAGCACATGTGATAAGACCGGTTCAGTACAATGCACCGTCTCCGATCCCGGCGTGTTACAATTTCAGAGCGTTTATGTATTACATGGCCAAGCAGTGGTTTTTTCTCCCGAAGGTCTCCACACCGGCGGACCCCCGGTTTATGAAAGAGATAACAAATCAATATCTCGATATGGGGGATAACACGGGAACGGTCATAAAGCTTCTAGCCAAGAAAAAAATTTCGCAAATGATACAGGGATCGCCGAATAAAGCGGATGCGTTTGTGTCGACTTTCGCCGAGGGCAATGAAGCAGCGGAAGCTCCTTTATCTGATAGGGAAAAAGCGGCGCAAGCGTCGCAGATGCAGCACGGGGTATCGCGTCCGAGGTACGACCCTCGGCAGCACTTAAAAAATAGATATACGAAAACGCGAAAAAGTGCTTGACAAATGCGCGCTGAAGGGGGACAATCCGAATGGTGGAATATAATTTTTCTGTTCTAGGAAAGGACGAACATTTTGTAACATTTTTGTATTATAAAAAGTTATACGAATCCAGTCAGTGGGGTTTAGCGTTTCCCGATGGGAGCGTGAAAAGCGCAGCGGACGCCACGGCATTACTGCTCGATGCGCGTACGTTGCACACAGTGATAACCCTCGAAGGTCGTGTGCTCAGCATAGTGAGACTGGATAGCTTCTCCGGAAGATCAGCCAGGGTGCACTTCTCGTTTTTGCCTGATATACCTAGGGACCGGGTAAGCGCCATGGGGGAACAGTATCTGGATTGGGTTTTCGGTCAAGATTTCGCAATCACAACGCTTTTAGGCGTTATACACAAAAATAATTTTCCCGCGATTGGGTTTGCAAAATCAATGGGGTTTCAAAAGCTTGGAATTATAGAAGAAGGCGGATATAGCCCACAGCGAGGCTATTGCGACGTAGTAGTCCTGAAGAAGGTGAAGTCATGAAGTTAAAAACATCTATGTTCAAGCCGAGGGAAGAACCTGTAGCGGCGAGAGATCCGTGGCAGGACATTGCAAAAGTGCTATCGCCGAAAGAAGACACCAAGAGTAAAAAAGACTTACTGAGCCTGAGGGATAAGCTGAGTTTGTTCACCAGAGTCGCTCCGCAGTCGACAGCGGGGGAATCAGATAAAACCCAGGTGTTTAATTACTGGTTAGTTCAATATGCGAAAAATAACAAAACCCGAAGGTCGGTTTTCTCCGGTCTTCCGACGGGGGGAGCTGATAATGATTAAGATGTCAGAAAGCCGCATGCCGAGAGGTGGTGGCAAAGGGGGGGGCTCAGCACCCGCACCTGCGCCAGACACGACGGCGAGGGATGAGAGGGAGCGCGAGGCTGTAGACGAGATGAGACGTCAGATGGAGGAGAGTAACAAGCAGCTTCAAGACGCAATGGCGGAGCAGCAAGCGCGGTATGCTAACACGCAAAAAGAAGCCGAGGAAAAAGCAGCACAATACAAAAGAGACCAGGAAAGGGTCTCTGCGTACGACGAAGTTGATTACCTGACGATGGGCCGTCTTGAGGCGGAAGAGACTGCAATGAGCTCTGTAGAGGATGAGCTACAGGCGGAAGAAGCCGACATGCTCACTCGTGGGGTGGACTGGAAAGTAACCGAAGAACAAAAAGAAGCGCGGATTCAGAAGCGTTTTGAAGAGTTTTGGGGGAAGGACTCGGAGTCGCGTTTGGGAGAGCTTATGCGTTCCTGGGGTTCGCCGGAGATGTCCGCAGATGATAGGACGAAGTTGGAATCAGGGGATTTTCCATTTACCTGGGACCCTGGAAGGAAGCTAGAAGGGTTTGACTATTCGCAGTACAGCGTTGATCGCAGCCAAACCGAGGCACTTTCTCCGTCGGTATCCTCCGCAGCTATGTCGCCATTGGGAAAACCACGGATAGAGCCGCTGGAAAGCGCAAAGAAAAAGTTGGAGAAAAAACCGGAGAAAAAAAAATCGACCCAAAAGACGAAGCTTCCTACTGGGCTGCTGCCTGGTGTATCCCCTTTTGGATGGAGCCCGAATGATGGGGAGGTATCACTTCTAACCGACAAGAAAAGAAGTATATTAGGGGGTTAGAGTTATGTCCGTGGCAGGGAAATCAGACGAAGACAATGGTACATGGGTAGAGAAAAAAGCTACACAAGATCATCCTTGGATACCAAAACCTGAGGATAATCCCGGTGGCACCCCTCGTGGATCCGGGGCAAGCGATGGTAGTAGTGATTACGGCATCGTTATGATGCAGCAAATGCTACAGCAAATGCAACAGAATTTCAATATGCTAATGCAGCAAATGCAGCAGCAAATGACGGTTCCGGAGTACACACCGCCACCGTTGCAACGGGCAAGAAAGCGGTTAGATATCGAGGAAGAGAGAGCGAAGATTCGGGATCGTTTGGCTGAGGAGCGGGAAGCAAATAAACAGGATAAAAGAAACTTGGCGTCCACATTGAGAACGACTCAGTCTTTACTGGAGAAAGATCCAACTGTAATAGGTGGCGAGTCGTTGTTAAATATGAACCCCGCCGAAGGGGAAGAGTTATAATGAACCCCACTGAGAGTATGAAATTGTTCCGCGCACTGAGGTTCGCGTATCGCGAGAGCGCGAAGTCGGACCACGAGGACGTCAACAAGTATTTGCTACCAGGGAGGTTAATAGACGCCACAGAGTTGAACCCAGATACCGAGGTGGTGTTGTCGTTGAACGACGATGACGTGCTGAATGACTACGGGTCAGATGCGTTGCGCGTATTGACCAGTGTATTGTACGGTACGTTGGCACCACCAACGGTACCATGGGTGTCAGGGTCTTTCAAGGCTGAAAAGTTGAGAGACGACCGGGAAGCGACAACGTGGCTTAATGATTTGATAGCTACGACGTCGTCGCAGTATTCGGCTTCGAATTTTTATACCGTTCTGGAAGAGTTTTTCGAGGAGCTTGGTGGGTACTGCACTGCAGCGATGCGGTTTGACAGTCAAGAAGACAACCCGGAAGTGGCGTTTAATTTTGAAAGAATTCCTACGGGAACATACCTTTTTAGACTGGGGTACGATGGGCAGCTATCGGACTTCATGCGGGTATTATTCAGGACGCCGAGGCAGATAGTGGATGAATTCGGCGAAGAAACTGCGGGTGAGAGGATAGCGTTGCTGGCGGAAAACAACGAAAGAACGGCGAACACAAACATAGCGCTTATTGAGCACACGTCGTACGAGCGTTTTTCCGATGACATGCCCGTGAGCCACATACTTTTCGACCCGGTGTCAGCGAACCAAGACGAAGACGGTCACGTTTTAGAGGAAAAAGGATACCATGAGTTTCCGTACTATGTAGTTCCCTTCGAGTCCGTGACGAACACGGATTGGGGTACTGGTCCGGGGATAAAAGCGCTCTCAAATATCATCAGAATGCAGGAAATGGAGCGTGCGGTAGCGCTCACGGTGCATATCAAGGCGGATCCACCAAGGACGGTACCCATAGAGTTATACGGGAAAGTAAACTCGCTTCCCGGTGGGGAAACAGCGATATCGAATCTAATGCCTGGAGGCGGAGAGATTAAATCCCTGTATGACAACTTCCTGGATGAAAGAGGGACGTTGGGCTATATCGCCGAGTTAGAGAAAAGGATATCAAAGAAATTCTACAACGATCTCCTGCTGTCCATGCAGCGGGACTCGAACGCGTCCCCCTTGAAGGCGAAGCAAATAGAATCATGGGAAGATGACAGATGGCTGCGGCTAGGGCCTGTAGTAACGCGTGCGTACACAAAATTGTTTCGGCCATTAGTGGCCCGGAGCATAAACATATTGTTAAGGCGTTTTAAAACAGGTTTCCCGCTCACGGAAGAGCCACCGATGTCACTCATAAATGAAGATGTCGGCTATAGTATTGAGCTGATATCGCCGTTGGCCAAGAGTCAGAACTTGGTTGCGTTGCAACCGGTGAACACTATGCTCAGCATAATGTCGATGGTAGCCAGAATAAAACCCTCGGTAATTGACAATCTTGACGAAGACGAGACCATAAGACTCGCATCCGAGATGGTTGGCGCTCCGATTGGTATGTGGA